TAGATATCCCAGCAGACGTAGTGACTAAACGTGCAGCTATTGTTGCTGAATGTACTAGACTAGAAACAGCTATTACTAACGCAGCAGACATGGATGCTTTTATAACAGTAGTACAAGACCAGAGATGGCCTGAGTGAAAAACTTTGATCTAGCTACGTTACTTGCTGGAATCATACCAGTATTACTTGCTGCGATGTGGTGGGTTATTAGTAACGTCAATGATCTAAGAGGTGAGATACAACTGTTGCAAGCTAACATGATGATGCTAGTGGACCCACAAGGTCAGATCATTCCTAGTCCTGGTAATGCTTTTGCTAGACAGGAACTTAAAGAAGAGATGTTAGAACAGTTTCATGACTTAAAGGTTAGAGTTAAATTGTTAGAGGTATACAATGGCAGCGGATCCTAGATTAAAGAGAGCAGGTGTAGCAGGTTTTAACAAACCTAAACGTACACCAAACCATCCTAAGAAGTCACACGTTGTTGTGGCTAAAGAGGGTGACAAGGTTAAGACTATTAGGTTTGGTCAGCAGGGTGTATCAGGTGCAGGTAAGTCACCTAAGTCTGCGTCAGAGAAAGCTAGACGTAAATCATTTAAAGCAAGACACGCTAAGAATATAGCAAAAGGTAAGATGTCAGCAGCTTACTGGGCTAATAAGGAGAAATGGTAATGGCTATCGGATTATACGACAGAATACACGCTAAACGTAAAAGCGGAAGAAAGATGAAAAAGGCTGGAGACAAAGGCGCACCTACGGCTGAAGATTTTAAAAGAGCTAAACGTACTGCTAAGAAAAAGGCTAAATAATGGAAGATCTAAACCAACAGATAGGTAGGTTAGAAGCTCAGGTAGAGTCCTTACAACGTCAGATGGAACAGTTACGCATAGACGTTAAGTGTATGTCTGATGTCGTAACTAAGTGGAAGGGTGCTGGTGTACTGCTTTTAATACTAGGTGCTTCATTTGGGTGGTTGGTAGATCTCATCCTAAACAGATGAAAATAAGTAAGTTTTTTGTTGCTATTTGTGTTATGCTTCTTTTACAAGGATGCACCGCTTTAGGCATTGCTAAAGCTATAATGCCAGGTAAATCTGGTACTAATGTTAATGCTAATGCTCAGGTAGGTAAAGAGAACACACAGCAAGTCGTAGGTCAGCAAGATAACACCAAGATCGAAGGTGAGAATGTTAATGTTAGTCAGAAGGAAAACGACAGCAGCATTAACACATCTAAAGTAGATAGCCTAATACAAAATAATACTAATGTACCGATGTGGTACTTATTGTTGTTGGTATTAGGGTGGTTACTTCCTAGCCCACAAGAGATATGGGCAGGTTTTGTCAACTCAATAGAAAGAATAATTCATGGCAAGAAACGTAACAGCCGTAAAGAAAAGACATAACGATAGCGCAAAGGTTGATATGTATACTGTCCCAGCTAAGAACACTGCTGAGATACACATGATTTATATCTTAGCTACTGCTGGTAACGCAGACGCTGATCTTTATTGGTACGACAGTCATACAGCAACAGAGTATCCGTTAGCTCATGCTAAGGCATTACAAGCCACTAACGGTGAGTATTTGTTATTAAACGACTTACAAATAGATTTAAAAGAAAACGACATACTAAGAGTACAAAACAGTGACACAGCAAGCACAATCACTTACATGGTTAGTATGAATTTAGCACCATCATTAGCAACACAATTTCACTCATAGGAGATAGATATGCCAGGATACGGATACGGTAAACCAATGAAGAAGAAGAAACCAGTAAAGAAAAAGAAGTAACTAATCAGTAAAGGCGTAAATAATGAACTACTTAGATTTAGTTAATGATGTACTAATAAGACTTAGAGAGGACGAGGTAACTGCTACAACAGATACTCCGTACTCTAAACTTATTGGTAAGTTTGTTAATGACGCTAAAAGAATAGTTGAAGATTCTTTTCAGTGGAACGTGTTAACAGAAACACTAACTGTTACAACAGCTAATGATTTGTTTAACTATGTTCTTACTGGGTCAGGACAACGATTCAGGGTAATGGATGTAGTTCATTCTGAGGATGACTTTTTCTTACAACCAGTAACATCTAGTGTTATGAATAACTGGTTACTAAACGCACAAGCTACTAAAGGTTCTCCAACTCATTATAACTTTAATGGTGTTAATAACGGAGACACGCAGGTAGATTTGTATCCAATACCTAATGGTGTTTACAACATTTACTTTAACATATTTAAACCACAGGTAGCACTAAGTGCTGGAGCAGATGAGTTGTTAGTTCCTGCAGAGCCTGTAATTAAATATGCTTATGCACAAGCTGTATCAGAGCGTGGTGAAGACGGTGGACTAGCAGCACAAGAAGCTACTGCACTAGCTGATATATCTTTAGCAGATCATATAGCTATGGCAGCACACCGACAGAATGACGAATACGTCTGGCATCAAGTCTAATGGCTGGTAGATTACAGTCATCGACAATATCAGCACCAGGCTTTCTAGGTGTTAACACACAGGAGAGTAGTGTTGATCTTGCGTCAGGTTATGCACTAGAAGCATACAACTGTGTCATAGATAAATTTGGTCGTATAGGTGCTAGGCGTGGTTGGCAAAAAGTAAACAGTTCTACTAACTCTGATTTACTTACTAACGACATTGAGTTTATTTACAACATACCAGAGACAGATGTAACACTATGTGCTGGTAATAACTTAATACTATCAAGAGCTAGTGGTGCAAGTACATTAGTAACAGAGGTAGATACTACAGTAGCTGACGCAGCAGGAACAGGTACAACAGCATACACCATCACAGGTAATGATTGGATGGGTGCTAGTATTGTGTTCGGTGAAGGACCAGATGTCAGTCCTCATGCTTACTTAGCACAAGCAGGACACTTACCATTAGTCTATCACAAGCTAGGAGCTAGTCATGCCCACACAGGTGCTTATGGTTTTAACTTACTTAGCGATGCTGGGACAGTACCTACCACTTACGCTTCTGCTAGTGACTTTAAACCTAATGTAGTTTTAGGTGCGTATGGTAGAACATGGTGGGCTGACATTGCTAATGATAAACAAACAGTTTACTTTAGTGCGTTACTAGATGGTACTAACCTAGCAACAGGTGACTCAGGTTACTTGTCATTGATTGATGTGTTTCCTAATGGTGACGAAGTAGTAGGACTGGCAGCACATAACGGTTTCTTAATTATATTTGGTAAAAGAAACATTGCTGTTTATGCTAACCCTATTGATGTGACAGAATTAAAGTTAGTTGATTTAATAGCTAACGTAGGATGTATTGCTAGAGATAGTATTGCTAATACAGGAACTGATGTTATGTTCTTGTCTGACACAGGTGTAAGAAGTATTGCTCGTGTGATTCAGGAAAAGTCAGCACCAATTAATGATATATCTTTTAATGTCAGAGATGAATTAGTTGCATTTGCAGAAGCAGAAACTAATAAGATAAAAATTAAAGCAGCTTACTATCCTAAAGATGCTTTTTATATTTTAACGCTACCAACATCTAAGTATGTATTTTGTTTTGATCTACGAGGTAGACTACAGAATGGTGCAGCAAGGGTTACTATCTGGGATAGCCTTGAACCCACCGCCCTACATGTCACTTATACAGGCGATCTTCTTTTAGGTAAAGAAGGATACTTAGGTAAGTACTTTGGTTTCTTAGATGACACAGCTACTTATAGATTACGTTACTACACAAACTACTTTGACTTAGGTAATCCAACAACTATGAAGTTTCTAAAGAAAGGTAACTTTGTAGTGGTGGGTGGTGTTGGTCAAGACGTAGCACTTAAGTATGGATTTGATTACATTAACTCATATCGGTCAATAACTAAACAACTACGAACTGGTTCTGTTTATGAGTACAACATCGGTGAGTATGCTATTGCTGAATACTCTAGTGGTTTAGTTCTTGAAGAAGTTAACAGTAACTTAGGTGGCTCAGGTTCTATTATGCAGTTAGGATTTGAAGCAGACATTAACGCTGCTCCTTTGTCAATACAGAAAATAGATATTTATGTTAAAGCAGGTAAAACAATTTAAGGATAAGTATGAGTGATTATACAAAAGCAACTAACTTCACGTTAAAAGATGGATTAACTACGGGTGATCCTCAGAAGATTATTAAAGGTGCAGATATAGATGCAGAGTATAACGCTATTGCTTCTGCTGTTTCATCTAAGTCTGATCTTAACAGTCCTACGTTTACAGGTACACCGTCAGCACCTACAGCTAGTGCAGGAACATCTAGTACACAAGTAGCTACCACAGCTTTTGTTACTACAGGAATTACTACTGCCACAGGAAATCTTGGGACAATGTCTACACAAGATGCTGACTCAGTAGCTATAACAGGTGGTACTCTTACAGGCACTACAGTAAACAGTGTGACCGTAGGTACTAATGGCTCAGGAACACGAACTGTATCTACTAGTAGTCCTAGTGGCGGTTCAAATGGTGACATCTGGTATAGATACTCATGACTTTACACGTTAACAATTCAGGTACTTTTATAGAACCTGATGAAGTTTTTGTTAAAGACGGTGGTTCATGGAGAACTATTGAAGAAGTTCACGTTAACGATAACGGAACATGGAGAAAGATTTTTCCTATAGCTGGTAGTCAAACATATAGTACAGCAGGTACATTTTCATTTGTAGTCCCTCAAGGTGTTTATACATTAAGTATGCCTGTTTTATCTGGTGGAGGTGGTGGAGGTAGATCAGGACAACACACAGGAGACTGTCACTCAGGTGTTCAAGGTAGTGCAGGAGGGACAGTAGCATCAACATCTTTTGCTACAACACCTGGCGAAACACTTACAGTTATTGTAGGGGCTGGTGGATCAGGCGGAGCGTACCCAGGTTTTCAACAAGGATATGGTATGGGAACTGTAGGAGGAGCTACCTACGTTAAGAGAGGAGCTACTACTTTATACACAGGTTCTGGAGGTTCAGTCAGCAGTGGTCAGTATTATAGCGGTTCTAACTTTACAACGCCAGGAGGAACTAACGGAACTGGTTATGGTACTGGGGGTACTGGTGGGTGTTGTGAATGTAATGGTGGAGCAGGAGTTGCAGGAGTAGTACAGTTTTCATGGTCATAATGCCAACATCAGTAGATAAAGAAACAGAACAAAAACGTAAAAGTATTTGTAAAGATTGTGATGAAAGTAAACTAGGATTCTGTAAAAAATGTGGTTGCATAATTAAAACAAAAGTTAAGTGGCAGCGAAATACTTGTCCGTTAAATAAATGGTGAAGAGGAAATAGAAATGGGAATGTTTTCGAGCATAGCAAAAGTAGCAGGACCAGCTTTGCAAGTAGCAGGGATGGCAACAGGGAATCCTGCTTTATCAATGGCTGGTAGTGCTATAGGTCAGTACAGCGCAAACAAACAACTTGGTAAGCAAGCTGGTGAAACTTCTGCTCAGTACGCTGCTCGGATGAGACAGGCTGGTCAACAAGGTTTCTTTAGACCAGTTGATGTCAAGACACTTTATGGTCAATCTAACTACAAGGTTGACCCAAATACCGGGCAATTAACAGAAGCTGGTTATACAGCCTCGGATTCTGTGCTCGCTGACCAGGCAAGATTTGAAGAAATGAAGCAGTCAGGATTGTCTTCTGCTGAACAAGCAATTCCTTTTGCTCAACAGTATGGTGCACCTGCTCAGGGTTTATTTAACTTAGGACAAAGTTATCTTGGTGAAACACCAGAACAAATGAGACAAACCTA